CCAGTATTTCGTTCACTTGATTCAAACAAAATTATATTTCGTAGAGCAGAAGTCTCTATGCTTGCAGGTACTCCAGGTGTGGGAAAGTCCACTCTGGCACTGGCTTTAGCCCTCAAGATGAAGGTGCCAAGCCTCTACATTTCAGCAGATACCAACGCACACACTATGGCTATGCGTCTTGCATCAATGATTAGCGGTAAGAATCAGACTGATGTTGAGACGTTGATGAACAGTGATTACGGTTGGACTAAAGCAACTCTTACTAAGGGTTCACATATTGTCTGGTCATTTGAATCATCACCTACCCTTCAAGATATAGATGAAGAAGTCCAAGCATTTGAAGAACTATGGGGATGTCCACCTACTGCAATCTTTGTAGATAACTTAATGGATATTGCCACAGATGGTGGCGAAGAGTTCGCATCAATGCGTGCGATTATGAAGGAGTTGAAATACCTTGCTCGTGCTACTAACGCTGCTATCATTATTCTGCATCACACTTCTGAGGCTGTACCTGGAAACCCTTGCCAGCCTAGGTCGGCTCTTCAAGGTAAGGTCGCGCAACTTCCTGCTCTTATTTGTACCCTTGGAGTTGTTGGTACTTCTATGGCTATTGCCCCTGTGAAGAATCGATACGGAAGAGCAGATGCAAATGGAGATTTGCTAGCGTGGCTAGCATTCAACCCTGAGTATATGTTTATGGACGACATACCAGAGAATGGATAAGCAATGATACGAGAAGAAGAAGACGACTTAACTCAGGAGATGCGTGCCTTTGTGCTACTTGAACTCAAACAGGAGACTGCTAAGTTAATCGAAAAGATTCAAGCAGCCAAGGTGCCAATCACAGACGAGTGGACTGAAGGTGTTAACGCTGGATTAGAGTGGGCTGTTCGCATCCTTAACAAGGATAAGAGTGCCTCGTAAGTGGCGTCTCAGTCGCGTAAGCATCGGGGATATCGTAGTCAAAAAGTACTGGCTAATTATCTGGTTGATAATGGTTTCCCTTTTGCTGAGAGCACTGGTGCTGGGCGCAGTGGCACTGATGTTACTGGCACTGTTGGTATCGATTGGGAAGTAAAGGCACGCACAGGGTTTAACCCTGCTGCAGCCATTGCACAACTCAAGGATAGAGCCAACGAAAAAGATTTAGGCGTAGTAGTGTTACGACTCAATGGACAGGGGGAGAAATCAGTGGGGGATTGGGTTATGTTAGTACGACTAGAAGATGGCGTAAAACTATTAAGAGATGCAGGATACGGTGATAAGAATTGACAACGACCTACCAAGTATAAGAGCCATACTTGAGCACTATGGTGCTAGCCTAAGACAGACACACGGACAGGTAAACCTTAAGTGTCCTTTCCATTCAGACACACACCAGTCAGGCAGTGCAAATCTTGATAAGAATATCTTCATTTGTTTTGCTTGTGGTGTACAAGGAAACAGCATTCAAATTATTGTCAGACAGGAAGGATTAAATTTCAATGAAGCAAAGCGTTTTGCAGAAGGAATTACTGGGGAAAGCAGCAGCAGAGTACGCGGAAAACATTTATCAGGCGGAAGATTACCTCAGAAGCAGAGGAATACCACTGGAGATAGCACGTCTGGCATCATTAGGCGTAGTCGCGGAGCCTGAAGCAGGGCACGAAGGATTCAAAGGTCGACTATCAATACCCTACATAACTAAGACTGGTGTTGTAGACTTACGTTTTAGAAGCCTCAACCCCGCAGTTGAACCCAAGTATATGGGTATGACTGGAGCAGAGACCAAGATGTACAACGTGCTAGATGTGGAGCGAGCCAGTGACTTTATTGGAGTTTGTGAAGGTGAGTTGGACACCCTTACTCTTTCTGCTTGCGTTGGGATTCCTTGTGTTGGAGTACCAGGGGCGAACAGTTGGAAGAAGCACTACACACGATTGTTGGCAGACTTTGAAAGAGTGTTCATCTTTGCTGACGGAGACCAACCAGGAACGCAATTCGCCACTAGCCTTGCCAGAGAACTGCCAGTTACTATCATTCAACTACCCGACGGGCACGACGTTAATTCGATGTTCGTGCAAGAAGGTTCCGACTACTTCCACCAGAAGATGGGCTTGAATGAATCTTGAAGAAGAGCCACCTCACAATCATTGCCACGATTGCAACATAACATTTCCTGATTCGTTCGCACTGATTGACCATTACTTGGAAGAGGATGAAACCTTCGACCCGTACTACCTGTTGCCCTCTGGTTTCAAACTTATGTTAGGGTCAATGCTACGGTTTCTATTTGACAACGCGGAGAATCCTTCCCAAATCAAAATGATAACTCAGTCTACTTATGTTACACTATTTGCTAGTGAGAATGGGTACGACCTAGTTGATGAGTTGGTTGAGGATATGATTGTCAAGTCTGCACTACAAGACTTTGACCGTGACTTACAACAACTATTAGCGGAGGAACCCAATGACGACGAAGGCGGAGCGTGAGGAAATATGGCAGATTATTCAGTATCTAACAAACTTGGGTTTAAACGTAGTAAAGACGGAGACTCAGGGAACTTCATTGATGGTTTCGTTAGCCATTCCGTTATTGCACGCGAACTCCACCTCGAAGTAAACCTTGCCAACATAACAAAAGAATTATCTGAACTGCTTATCTCTAAGCACAAAGATTATGGTCCGAAGAATATCTCACAAGCACCAGGCGGTGCAATCAATGGCTTGCGTGTGCGTATGCACGATAAGTTGGCACGCATTAACAACTTGATTGACAGCGGTGCAAGCCCTGAGCACGAATCTCTTGAGGATTCCTTCAAGGATATGGCTAACTATGCAATCATTGGACTGCTAGTTCTAAGAGGTAAGTGGGATGAATGAAAGAGCAGGAGTTATTTAACTGGCTGAAGCAGGAACATTTCCCAGATTTAGTACACTCCCCAGAATTATTCGACGGCTTCGACTGCATTACAGATGAGTATAAAATGTTCATTGAACTTAAGTCTCGCAACACACACTACGATACGTTGCTGCTTGAGAAGAAGAAGTATGACTTCCTTATCACTAAGTCTGCTGAACTTGGGCTAACACCCTATTACATTAACTACACACCCGAAGGTGTGTGGTCTTTCCGTCTTGACTTAGTGCCCAACATTGTGTGGGAAGACAAGTGGTTGCCAGTTACAACAGAGTTTGCAAACAAAAACAAGATGATGAAACCAGTTACCTTCCTCAAGATAGTGGACGGGACAAAGATTAAATGATTGAGTGGGAGAGAATACAGAACTGGCAGTATGTAGTTGATGCAGTAAGTTCTGAATACTCACGCAAGTTTCCAACCATTGAGATAGAAGACATCAGGCAATCTCTCTATCAGTGGTTTGTTGAGCACCCAAATAAACTAGATACTTGGGAAGCAATCGGTGAGAAGGATGCGAAGAACCTTATCTATCGTAGCCTACGCAATCAAGCATTAGATTATTGCAACCATTGGAAAGCAAAGTCTGGTGGCTATGAGACCAGCGATTTATTTTATTACGAAGCAGATATGGTTGAGGCACTCTTGCCTCCCGTTCTTCGCGGTGAGTGGGGCGTAACCCATAAGTTAAATCTTGGTAGACCAGGGCGTCCCTCTGCACCTAACGAGGGTGGAAACCTTATGGCTATGATGATTGAAGTTGACTATGCATTTTGGAAACTACCCAAAGATGATAGGAAGATACTATTCCTGCGCTATGCAGAGTCAATGGACTTCGGTGACATTGGTAAAGAGTTAGAGATTGGCACAGAAGATGCGGTGCGTATGCGCCACAAGCGTGCCATTCGGAAACTGATTAATAAAATCGGTGGCTTCAAACCATTCCGTGATGATGACGAAGTTCAGTCAGAAGATTCAGGTGTTGATTCTGCTGGGTCTACCCAGAGTGATTCACCTACTGAGTCGTAGAACTCTTCAATCTCTTTACCGCTAGCAAACTGTAACTCTGTGTTGTGTGGCTCGCAGTTACTGCAACCACCACTCTCACATACTGCACACATCTTATCCTCCTGTCGAATAGAATCCAGTTCCCTTGAACTGAACCGCTGGTGTGTTGTAAATTCTACTTGATACCTGCCCACAAATGCAAGTAACTTCATCATCTCGTTCTTCAACTTTGCGATTTATAACTGTCAATGAATGACACTTACCTCTTAGAA